CCCTGCTCAACGGAATCGACTACCTGTCGCATGGCATGTACGAAACGCTGGCCCAAGCGTTCACGACCGTATCGGCCGTGGTCATGGGCACCATCGACAACCTGGTCAACGGCGTGATGTCTGCGTTCGACGCGATGGTGGCATCCGTTCGCAAGTCGTGGAACTGGGTGCAGTCGTTTATCACCCGCGGCTACGACTTGGCGAAGGAAAACCAGAAGGTCGACAACGAGATGGCGGCTCGGGCCCAGGCACGGCAGGCCAGCAGGCCGGGCATCGCCAAGCGTATGGAGACGGGCCAGTCTGACTACGAGGCGGCCAGGGCGGCCCGCGAGGAGACGATGGTGGCGATCCAGAGGCAGCGGGCGTCTGGCTCAGCTGCGGCGCAGGCCAACCTCGACGCTCTGACGCAGCAGGCTGCCGCCACCCGTGCCGACGTGTCTGCGGCATCGACCCTGCAGGGCGACCTTGGGAGCGTCAAGACGATGGAGCAGCTCGGCGCCCTTGGGAATACGCTGACCGACCTGCTTGAGCGTGGAAACCTAACGGCCGACCGCGAGAAACAGCTCATCGACGCCTACAACCAGGCGAGCGAAAAGATTGGCGAGGCGGCCGCCGCCACTCAGGAAAACGCCAACGCTACCGCCAAGCCAGATCCGGGTGCCATGAAAGAAGCTGCGATGGCAGCAGCGGCCCAGCAGAGCGAGGTCGTCGGGACTTTCTCGTCAGTTGGCCTTGGCGGCATGGGTTTCGGAGGCAGCTTGCAGCAGCAGCAGCTGGACACGCTGAAGGAAATCGCCAGCAACACAAAAGACATGGAAGGCGGCGCCATCGGCGAGTAACCCATGCCAGTCACCCAATTCATCGAGACCTCTGAAAGCCGCTCCGCGACCCTGCACCGCAAGGGCAAGCGCGCCGACTCGACCGTCACGGTCACCTACCTCGCGTTTGGCACCAGCGTCGACACCGAGGTGCATACCTACGCCAACACGTTTTTCAGCACCAATCGCTTCTACACGATCGGCGACTACACCTTCATGGTGGAGCAGTACAGCGTCGAGTACATCGGCGATGAATGCTTCCAGGTCACGGCGACCTACACCAAGACGGGCGCCGACAACGAGGAGCAAGAGGCGCCGCTGCGGCGCACTCGCAGCTTCGACACGTCGGGCGGCAACGTCCACATGACGCAGGCGGAAAGCGAGACCGCCTACGGCCCGACGGGCAGCTCGCCGCCGAGCCAGTACAAGGCCATCGGCGTCGACGGTGACAGCGTGGCCGGCGTCGATGTCATCGTGCCAGCCCTGCAGTGGACCGAGACCTACGACGTGCCGAGCACGTACGTGACAGCGGCGTACATCAAAGGCGTGGCGGCTCTCACGGGCACGGTCAACAACGCACCCTTTCGCACGTTCGCCCAGGGCGAGGTGCTGTTTGTGGGCTGCAGCGGAAATCAAGAGTGGGACGAAGAGAAGGGCGACGGCCCGTGGTCGCTTTCTTACAAGTTCGTGGCGTCTCCCAACCGTGGCGGCCCGACCGGGCCGGACGGTGCCTTCTACCCGCCGATTCACCTCGGCACCACGGGTGCAACCGGCGAGATTGGCGGCATAGTGAAGAAGGGCCACGAGTACCTGTGGATTCGCTACGAGTCGGCCGTTGACGGCTCGGATCTATTGAAGCGACCCAAGTTTGCCTACGTCGACCAGGTCTACCGCGAGGCCGACTTTTCGGGGCTTGGTATCGGCACGACCGGAGCCTAGTCATGGCGAAGCCTGACGGACGCATCGAGAAAGGCCAGCGGCTGAGCACTGCGATCTCGGCCAGGGCGTGGAACCGGGCGCAGGACGCGGCGGACATTGTGCTGGGTGTGCGGCCGGGGTTTAGCGTGCCGCAATCTACATCACAACTTGACCACATAATCGTCCGAGTTCCAACAACATACTTCCGGGTCGATACAAATCCGCTGCAAGTTGGCGATGGTATATCGCTTCCCGTTAGTAGCGTTGCGTCTCGATTATTGTCACAAGCAAACAATCCAACTGGCTCACCTACGGCATTACAAGTGGATGCGGAATCCGACATACCGCAATACGACGCCTCGACCGTTTCGTGCATTACCCTGCCCAACAGTCAAGAAAACTTTATTGGCGCGCGGTGCGGGCTGATTGAATCCGTTTCAGAAGAGCAAGAAGGGCATTTTACTTGTCGCGTGCGCGTTCGGGGGCTTGTGAGATGCAGGGTGTTGCTTTTGCAGCCAGGAAACTTCGTTAGCCCTCCGCCTGTTTACCCGCAAAACGCATCGCTGCAACCCTTTTGGCGGCGGTATCTAATGGCATCAGACTACGGGCAAGGCGCCATCTTAAGCATTGGCGCGCACTATCGCCTTACTGAATCGGCCGCTTTCCCTTCCATTGCGGAAGCGCTCGTGTTGCTGGGGTAATTATGCCGTCTGCGTTTAATTGGCTGGCGCCGTGGCAGCCCACAATGGGCGTGACCATTTATTACATGAACAGCTATGCGCCGTTTGCCATAAGCAGTTATGCCGGATTCAGTAATTCACCATCCCTTGCCGGGCAGTTCACGCGATGGGGAAACAATGCATTCTCTAATGGGCGGTATCTTTATCCGTTGCAGGGAGTTCCAGTCGTTAAGCTAAAGTCTTCTGTGTCTTACTCGCGGTACGACGAGGGGCTTGCGGACGTGGTTCACCCGCGATCTGTTTGGTGGTCGGGAATTGATTCGTTTTCGCGGTTTGCTAATTGGCCGTCTAGTCTGCGGCCAGACCCGCGCGATCCATCGAAGCTGTGGGCAGGAAGCAAAGAAACACCATCCTCTGTGCGGGTAGCTTCTGTGTACGGAAGCCTTAGCAGTTACGCATCGTTTCCTTCTGCGGAAAACAACACATACACCGTCGGGCAATTTGTGGTGAATTCTCCGACGGAGCGACGTGGATTAATTCTTTGCGGCACAATTGACGGAGACACCATTAAGCCGCCGTGGCTGTTTTTCAGTGCTGCCAGGGCCAAGTCAGAATATACGACGCTATTTGAGCCGACAGCGAAGTTTGCCTTTGACCAAACTGTTTTGCCGACTGAGTGCATAGTTCTAGAGCTTGACTATCGCACAGACGAGGCGTCGCGCGAAGTGCTTGCGAGGGTGCTTGTGTTGCCATGTTCGTTGAGTGATGCGAGGGCGTCTGTCTATTGCGACGATGCACTGACTACGTTTGGTTTTGCCGGAACTTTAAATACTTCCTCTAACGGATGGCTGCATCCGGTAAACCTGTCCGCTGACATCGACCAAAACAAGTGCGCGGGCAACGATTGCGGCTACATCGTGCGTCCAGCAGAGACTAATTTTATTTTAGAGGCCGCGTGCTCTGGCATTCCAAACACCGAGCTTCCCGTCCTTCGCAAAGACGCAGGCCCTATTGATTGGGCAGACACAGTTCCCGTTTCGTTCGTGAGCGTAACAAGCCCTGTGCAGGACGGGAAAAACGAGGCTTTTGAGTACCCGTCAATGTATGCCCCGTATGCGCCTGTAGTCTCTGGCTTGGGAAGGGCTGGCTCTCCGCTCTCGCCACGCGAGGACTACGACAATCCGTCGCCAGTTTCATATGCCAAGCACGAATCTGATGGCGTTCCACGTTTAGTCAATGGCCCGCTGCGAGACTACCGCTTGGCCTGCGAGGTGAATGCCCGCCGCTTTAATTTGTGGCTCCCGCGCGGAGCCAAGGTGCCAGCCCTTGCCCAATCTGAACAGAGCAGCTTTGTGTTTGCAGGAAAGGAAATCTCCGGCACGGCTGTTCGCTTTGATCCGTGGGCGAGTGACTTTGTCGCTAACGGAAACAGCTACGTTGAGGCGCCGGGCCGCGATTACGTTGATTTTACGGCAATCGCTGATACCGAGACTACCGGCTTTGAATATGTTTCTTATTCGACAGCCGAGCCGCCACCAGACAATTCTCGCGTTTATTTCTATCAGCCCGCATCTGGCGATCGCGTGTCAATGCGTTTTGTCGAACTGAAAAACAGCGAGGTGATTCCTGGCACCGGCTCTCGCAGATATGATTCAGATGAATACTATCCCATGAGTCGAGTGAATCAGTTTCGGCGTGTTTACACAGCCAACACCGCAACCGACGAACAAGGTTACATGGCGGGTGTAATATTTGAAAAAGCATTTGGAACAATTAGTTTTGGTAGCTCACAGTTCGCAGGGCCGTCGTTTGCGTTTGCACAGGATCAAATTCCGCCGGTGCCAGCAGGCGACGCAGTCGCGGGAGTCCCGCCGGAAAGAATCACAGTACGCAACCCGCTTGATTGGCGGATTAGCCAACCCGGTCTGCGTCCGTCCCTCGCTGGCGTTTGGATTGAATGCAACGCTGCGAGCGATGGAGGCGTGCCGTTCAGTGCTGGAACATTTAGCGGTAGGCGAGCTGGGCAGCAGTTTTCAGTAACGCTCCACCAGCGCGGCAGCGGTTTAATTAAGTGGAGGGAGTACGTCAAGCCATTTCCAACAGTTGAGAGCGGCCAGAGCCAAGTTCCGATCTACTATCGTTACGGCGACCGCAGCTACCAATTGGACGCAATCCACACAATGAATTTCCAGACTACGCTAGTGGAAGTTTATGTGCGGTGGTTTGTGGCGCTGCAACGACCGGGCGACTATTCGCCCACGCCGTACAATACAGCTGGAGTCGCCCTCAACGAGGACGCCCAAGGCCAAATTGCATTCAATGCTCAATCAGATGTTGATAACGGCCAAGACATCAGGCCGGTACTTGCGGCCAGAGTCTATGCGAGAGCGGTAGGAAAGGTGTCGGTTTCCTCCGATTGGACATTCCCAGAATTATTGGGAATGTCTGGTAATTACAAAACCAGAGCGGCAGGGTACAACGCCACACAGGGCGGCGAGTCATATCCAGGTATCTTCAATGGCGACACATGGGACATCGAAGACATCTCTTTTCTTACAACCGGCATACAGAGAAAAGATGGGTCTTACGCGGTGTCGCAAGATGTTGGGGTTCGAGATATTGGGCTTTTTCGGTTTAACAGAGATGAAACTGCGAGTCTTCTTGCTGGCAACGAAGTGACGGCAACTCGATGGGCGGAGTTTGCGCACGATGACCCTAAGGCTAGCTATCCGCAGGTGGTGAATTGGCACAACAACACGTTCGGCACCTACAAGCTTACGTTTCGGCTAAATTTCGCTAGCCCCACCCCCTCCGGCCCTGCCGCCACCTAGCCGAAAATCCCGGCTATGGACGCCTTCCGCCAGGCCCTCGCGGCACGCCTCGACTCGCCGCCTTTTCTGCTGCCGCCCGTTCGCCACGTCCGCGGGATCGTCATTCCGGCTGGCGGCGACCTTTACAACCGCCTCGCGTGGCACCTCGTCCACGCCCTGCGGCAACTTGGCTGCCGGCTACCCATTCAGATCTGGCACCTGCCGCGAGAGGCAGACATCGCATGGCTGCGGCTGTTCACCGACGCCGGATGCGAGGCCATCGACGCCGGCATCGTGGCTGGCAACCTAGGCGTGCCAGTGCCGGCCGGCGGCTGGCAGCTCAAGCCCTTTGCCCTGCGTCACTGCGACATGGCGGAAGCGATGCTGCTAGACGCCGACAACGTGCCGGTACGCGACCCGAGCTACCTGTTTGCCGACCCCGGCTACGAGCGGCACGGCGCCATGTTCTGGCCCGACTTGGCACCGCCTCGCAGCCGTGGCCAGTGGGTGCCCGTGGCGGCGTGGCGAAACGTCGGGCTCGAGCAGGACAAGGCGGCCCGGCCGTTTGAGAGCGGCCAGATCGTCGTGAACCGGCGCCGCAGCCTGGCGGCCCTCGACGTGACCTGCTTGCTAAACGAGTGGAGCGAGTACGTCTACAAGTGGGTCTACGGCGACAAGGACACGTTTCTCTTGGCGTGGCACTTAGTCGGCCAGCGGTATCACATGCCGCCGAGGAATCCCGTGTTCCGCGAGCCGGCGATCTGCCAGCACGACAGCAAGGGCGAGCTCGTCTTTCAGCACGCGACCGCCGGCAAGCACGCCATCGCCCGTGGCGAGGTGTTACCCGGTCTCATCAATCGGCGCTTCGCGCCGGATGCTGCCGCGGATCTTCGCCGGAAGATGGCCAAACTCCGGGCGGAAGTGCCATCGCAAAAGTTGACGCCGCAAGTAGAAACGAATGTGGCACCGGAGGCCACGTTGTGAGCAGGCATCGGCGGCGAACGCTCTACATCGGCGACAAGCGATGGAAGCTATTGCAGCAGCGGCTCCGCGACCGGCGTGGCGATTGCAACATCGAGACCAAGACCATCCGCGTCTGCGAGTCGCTCGTCGGGCAGGAGCTGGTAGAGGTCTTGGTGCATGAGATTGTGCACGCTCGCGTGTGGGATCTCGACGAGACAGCAGTGAGCGACATCGGGCAGGCGGTGGCGTCGGCTCTCGCAAACTGGGATCTGCTCAACACGGAGGAATGATGGCGGGCGACCCGATTACCAAAATGGCGAAGGACTTGTGCAAACGCTTTCCAGACGCGCCGGCCCGCACGCTCGCCCGTCGCTTGGTAGCCGACAGCAACGGCGCCATCACGCTTGAATCGGCACGCACCCGCATCCGCACGTTCTTCGGCGTCAGCGGCAAAGACAAGCACCATCTTGCCACTGTGAAGCGTGCTGCCCGCAAGCCCGGGCAGGGCGTTGAGATGCCGAAGAGCGTGGCCGAGCCTTGGCTGCCATGCGTGCTCGATGTCGAGGGCCTCGTCGGCATCCTGTCGGACGTTCACATTCCCTACCACTCCGAGAGGGCGCTAGAGGCTGCGGTCGGGCACCTGCGTGGCGCTGGCATCGCCGCCCTGCTCATCAACGGCGACCTGTGCGACTTCTACAGCATCTCTCGATGGACGAAGAACCCGGCAAAACGCAACTTCGCCGGCGAGCTCAAGGCGTGCCGGCAGACAATCGAATGGCTGCGGGACCAGTTCCCAGAGATCCCGATTGTCTTTAAGGCGGGCAACCATGAAGAGCGGTGGGACCATTGGATCTGGCAGCACGCTCCCGAGATTAGCGAAGAAAACGAGATGAGCCTGCCAACTTGGTTGAAGCTGGAAAAGCACGGCGTCGAGTACGTGACCGACCAGCGGCCCGTGATGCTCGGCAAGCTGCCGGTATGCCACGGCCACGAACTGCCGAAGGGCTTGGCCGCTCCTGTCAACGTCGCCCGCGGTGCCTTCCTGCGGACGCTGTCGACGGTGCTGGTCGGCCACTCACACCGCACCAGTGGCCACGCCGAGACAGATATGTGGCATGACGAAATCTTCTGCTGGTCGACCGGGTGCCTCTGCGACATGAACCCGGAATACGCCCGAGTCAATAAATGGAACTGGGGCTTCGCCACGGTCGAGGTTGCCAAGGACGGCAACTTCAACGTCGAGAACTACCGCATCAGCGGCAAGGGCGAGGTGCGGTCGTCGTGACGCTCCCAGCCGACTACCTCGCCGACGTTGAGCGGCGGGCACGACGCTTCCAAGGTCAATGGACTGGCTCGGAGGGCGGGCTGGCGGCAGATGTGATTCGACTCCTGAAAGAAAGGCGAGAGCTGATGAGCCAACTAGACGCGATTGATTGCGGACCGGTCGACACGACCAGTACCGAGAGCATCCCGAGCGATTGGATTCTGCGAGGCGACCGGGAACTGCGGCAGGAGAAGAAGACGCCCCGGCTTAAGGGAGACGGCATCCTGCGGTCAGGTGACCGCCCCGAGGGCTCGGTGACGTTTCTGGAGATTGTCGAGGAGTTGCGTCAGCTGCACCTCAAGAAGACCGCCGAGTACGGTGATTCTGAAGACCCGTTTGCCAACGTGACGGCATCGGCGAAGTGCGGCGTATCGCCGTGGAAGCGTGCTCTGTGCGACCTGTCTGACTGCGTTGTCAGGATGCAGCGGTATGCCAACGGCCAGCCGGTCGACGCCGAGAACGCACTGATTGACGCCGCCAACTGGTCGCTGATCTGCCTGCTCAAGCTGAGGGAAGAGCAGGCCACACGCCCTGCCACCTAGCCTACGGCGGGCGTAGGTTGCTGGCATGGCAGAGACCGTGACGGATGTCGTGTCGGGAACGCTGCGCACCACGCTCACGTGGAACCGCACCGACACGCAGCAGCTGGGCAGCGTCACCAACAAGAAAACGCAATCGGGCTCCTACACCATTGCCGACGGCAACTCGAGCGGGCAGGCCGACCTGGTCTTCACCGACACGCGGACGATTGCCGCCAACACGGTCGAAGAAATTGACTTGCTCAACCTGACACAGAGCACCCTCGGCGTCGATGTGCCGTTTGCGTTTCGGCAGCTCAACCTAGTGCGAGTAGTCAACACCGAGACTGCCGCCGGCAAGCGGCTGCTCTTCGGCGTCGATCCCGGCCGGCCGACGAGCGTCTACGCCGCCGAAGTAGGACCGGGCTGTGAGTTCTTATCGGCCAATACGACCGATTCATGGGTCGTTACGAATACGAATAGCACTATCTACATCAGCAATCCAAACGCATCGAGCCTGACCTACGAGCTCTACCTCTTTGGCAACTCCACGGCGGTTGGAGGTAGCGGTCTATGAGCACCTTCTCTGTCACTGGCCGCGTGACGATGAACCCGACGTGGTCGGAGGATCTCGACCTGACGGCGATCGTCGACCGCACCACGGTCTCGCTGCCGACCGCCCTAACCAACGGGACCGGCAACGACCAGGCAGACGCCTATTGGCGCGACACCATCACTATTGCCGCCTCGGCCACGACCAACCTCGACCTGCGGGCGCTCTCCCGGCAACTCATGGGCGGTACGGCCACCGATACCTTCGCCAAGGTCAAGATGCTCGCAGTCCACAACAAGGCCACGGCCGGCACCATCTCGGTTGGCGTAAGCGTCAGCGACCGATGGACGGCACTGGCAGGCGACTCCGTCACGGTCGGGCCGCAGGGCGTGCTCTACGTGGCCTACCCCGGCGCAGGCTACTCAACGGGCGCGAGCGACAAGGTTTTGGCGATCACGAACAACGGCGCTAGCGCCTGCGACATCGACATCTACATCGTCGGAGTACACGCATGATTTCCTCCAAGCCAGTCTCGGCTGCCCGTGACATCAAGACGCTGGGCGACCAGGTCAAGGCGTTTGTCGTGGCGGCCCGCGAGGCTGCAGAAGACGGCCTGACCGTGAGCGAGTTTGCCGAGCTCGCCGTGGCGTTGCTGCGGCTCGTCATCACCACGCTCGACACCATCCCGGTCGAAGGCGACCAAAAGAAGAAATGGGCGGTCGACGCTGTCGCGATGCTCTTTGACGAGACCGCCGACAAGGTCGTGCCCGTGATCGCGTGGCCGATTTGGATGATCGTGCGACCCACCGTGCGGCAGCTGGTGCTGCTGGCGACCGCCGGTGCCATCGAATCTCTTCTCCCGCTAGTGAGGGCTGCCACATGACGATTGCCGGTCTTCTCGCCGCTGCGGCGGCCATTCTTTTTTGGCCCAAGTCGAAGCCGACGCCCAAGCCGATGCCGTTTGAGCCCGTGAGCCCGACGCCGATTGCGCCACGCGTGCCGGGCTTCCTCGAGGCGACTGCGGCCCTGGCCGAGGTCCGCAAGCGGCTCGTGGCCACCGACGAGCTGGGCGAGGAAGAGAAGGAAGCCATCGACACCCTGCAGCTCGCCCTGACGAGCGGGAGCGACAAGCCGTGACACGACTCATCATCGCCGGCGGCTTCGTGGTGCTGGCCGGCATCCTCTGGCTGGCGAGCGGCGACAAGACGCCCCCGGCACCATCGCCCGAGCCGGCGGGCCTCTCGCTGCGTGGGCTGTTCGTCGGCCCGACGGCTGCCGATGACGCAGCGACCCTCGCGGCCTTGTGCGACGAGATCGCATCGGTCATCGAGTGGGACGGCGAGCAGGACCGCCCCCGGCTCAAGACCGGCGTGGCGTTTGATGACTTGCGGGTCGCCGCCCGTGAAGGCCGGATGCGTGGCGTAAGCATCGGCGACCGCCAGCCGCACGTGCGAAAAGCCATCCACGACTACCTCGACGAGCAGATTGGCGTCGGTGGCGGCCCGGTCGACAAGGACCAGCGGGCTCGCTGGGTGAAGGCATACCGCGACGTTGCGAGGGCGTGCGAAGATGCAACGAAGTGAACGCGCCCTGGCGGCCGGCCTGCTGCTCATTACCGCCGCGGTTCTGGCGCTCTACTACGTGCCGGTGCCGGCGCCAAAAGAAAACTTCGGATACACACCGGACCCGCAAGGAGTCGAGCGTTTCCTAGCCGAGCTCGACCAGCCGCTCTTTGCCCAGGCGGGAGCCGAGGCGATTCGCGAGGCGAAGGGCGTCGATACGTTTCTGTATCGGCCGCTCTACCGTGCCCACCAGGCTCGCTACGGCAAGCCGTTCGTGGTCGGCAGCCAGGGTATCGGCGACTGCGTTTCGTGGGGCTGGGCTCATGGCATCTGGATTGCCCAAGCTGTCGACTGGGATCTCGGCCGGCTGCCCGAGCCGCCCATCGCACCGGCAACAGAGAGCATCTACGGCGGCTCGCGTGTCGAGGCACGCAACAAGCCCGAGGGCGGCGGCGGGTGGAGCGACGGCAGCTACGGCGCCGCTGCCGCGAGGTGGTCGCGTGACTGGGGCGTCATCTACCGCGAGGAGGTCGGCGGCCACGACCTGACCAAGTACAGCAGCAAGCGTGCCAAGGATTGGGGCAACTGGGGCAACGGCGGGCAAGGCGACAAGGGCAAGCTCGACGCCGAGGCGAAGGCTCACCCGGCAAAGTACGTGAGCCTGGTCCGCACGTGGACCGAGGCCAGTGCGGCGATTGAGTCTGGTTTCCCGGTCGTTGTCTGCTCTATGGTCGGATTTACCAGTCTTCGCGACGCCGACGGCTTCTGCCGGGCGAGCGGCACGTGGGCACACTGCATGTGCTTTATCGGCGTGCGGTACGGCAGCCGACCCGGCCTTCTCTGCCTCAACTCATGGGGCCCGACCTACGTGGGCGGACCGCGCTGGCCAGACGATATGCCTGACGGCTCATTCTGGGTCGAGAAGGCGACCGCCGACCGGATGCTCTCAGCTGGCGATTCGTTCGCCGTCGGCAGCATCGACGGCTTCGGCTTCCGAGACCTGCACCACGGCAACTGGCTGATGCCATTCCCACCTTTGCGACCGGAGACAGTAGCGAATGAACCTCGACCGTAAGACGCTCATCGTGTGTTTCGTGTGCCTCTGCGTGGGCTGGTGGTCGGCCGGCGGCAGCAAGCCCGACAAACCCGAGCCGCTCGACAACCGCCCTATTCTTCGTTGGATCGCCAAGACGGCCCGCACGCTGCTCTGGGTGAGCCTGTTCGTCGAGCCGCCGCCGGCACCAGAGCCGCAGCCTGAGCATCTCGCAACGAAGGACGGCCAGCCAATCGTCGACCACGGCAGGGGGTGGTGAAATGTGGAAAGCATTCCTCGCATGGCTGGCGAGCCTCGCCGCCGACCCGGTCGCTCTCGACCGCGAGGCACCGCGAGCAGCTGCGGCAGTAGCTGCGGCCTACGCATCGCTCGCGACCGACGCACCGACGCCCACGCCAGAGCCAGAGCCAGAGCCAGAGCCAGGGCCGCAGCCAAAGCCCGGCGACTGCTGCAAAGAGTGCGGCGGGCGAGGCTACATCGTGCACGGCGACGGCCACCGGACCGCGTGCCCGTGCCCGTCGACGTGCAAGTGCAAGGCGGCGCTGAATCGGGCGAGCTGCCCTGACGGCAAGTGTCCCATCCCTCGCGCGTCGCCTGCGTCTGGCGCACCGGCTCGGCCTGCGGGCGGGAGGTGACGGTGGGCGACGCGCCAGCGGTGGAACATCTCGGCAGCATCCGGCAGACGATCCGCCGGTGCATCGGCGAGCCAGCCACCTTGATGCCAGAGGTGACCGACGCCATCGTTGACGCCGTCCTACGTGTCTGGCCGGTCGACTGGGCCAGCCTGCTGGCGAGGTCCAGCAGCTGGCGGGCTGGCGAGACGTTCTACCGCCTGACAATCTTGGTCAAAGCCCGTGCCCGCGAATACATGGAATGGCGGTACGGGCTCAGCCGCAATCTGGAGACGGCCCTCGCTTTGCTCCTCGAGCGTGTGGTCGACGAGGTCGCAATGTTCTGGCTGGAGAGCGCCGAGCATCGGCAGGTGATTCGGCAGGCGATTAACGCGGCACGAAAAACTTGACAGCCCGGCGAGAATAGGCACGACGGGACGCAAGGCTTGCCATGTGGAAGACTCGCCGACTCGCCGGCTGAGATGGCCGGATGAACTGTGCCCAAAGCTGCGTAAGTGGCTCACCCGCGTGCAACGGGTGCAGGCCCACATGCGCACCACGCTGGCCATCTACGCCAAGAACAGCAACATCGGCGGCGCAGCGGGCAACGACAACTACCAGCGGCGTGTCGCGACCGGCGACCGCACGATTCTGCACGACGTGCTGGCCCTGGCGATTGACGAGTATGGTGAGATATTCCACGAGGTGCAGGCATTCATGGACTCGGCCGAGCCGACCACGGCGAGACCTGGCACCCGCGAAAAAGTCGACGTGATGGAGCGGCGAGCCAACGAGGGCTACAGCATCTTCATCGACGCCGACGCAAAACTGTGAGCCGGGCGGCGCGAGCGGCGCGGTGAGGTTTCTCGTCCCTCCCTCACCGCGCCCGCGCCTGCCTCTTGACGTATGTCAAGCGGCTGGCGGCTCCGGTGCGTCGGTGATGTCTGGCAGGTAGTCGAGGTTGGACTCACGCCCGACGATGTCGCCGTCGTAGTAGTGCCTCTCGGCCATGCCCTCGGAGGCGTGCCCTAGCTGGCCTGCAGCGGCAATCCCGGCCTTTTTCAAATAGGAGGCCGTGCTCTTGCGGATGCTGTGAAACGCCTTGTAATCGACGCCAGCGGTGCGGCAAAGCACCTTCAGCGAGGCGTAGCAGGACAGCATCGCCCTATCTTCAAGCCAAGGCCATACGAGGTCGCCAGGAGCCCGCTGCTGCGTCGCCATCATCTTGGCCAGCTGCGGCGGTATCGGGCTTGTGAGCGTCTCCCGTTTCCCCTTGCGGGTATGAGCGAGGAAGGTGAGCGTGCCGCCCTTGAGGTCGACCTGTCCCCATCGCAACTGCAGGACGGCGCCGATCCGCTCGCCGGTGACGAACATCGCCCATAGCTTCGTGGTCCAGTACCAGGCGGCCGGGATGCCGGCCACCAGCCCCTTGCGGCGTCTGGCGGCTGCCAGCAGCAATCGCAGCTCCTCGGCCTTGTACGCCTTCGGCTGCGGCTTGGGCACCTTCGGCCGGGCGTAATCAGGGAACTCGAGCAGCTCGCCGTCGGCCTTCTTCCAGCGTTTCTTCGCCAGCCACGTCCAGAGTGCTCGGATGTGGGCGGAATCCTTGGCCAGCGAGGCGGGCGAGATGATGCCCTTGCGCGGGTCGTGGACCGTCTTGGCCCGCCAGCGGAGAAACCGGCTAACTGTCAGGTCGTCGAGGTCATCGACGCCGGGCTCATGCCCGAGGAAATCGCGGAAGCGGTCGAGCGTCTGGCAATACATCTCGACAGTCCGCTCTTCGTAGGCTTTCAAAGTGGCAATCCGGTCGACAAGCAACTCTCGCAGGGTCATGTCATCGTCTCCTCTGGTGGTGAAAAACACCGCCCGAGAGGCGATTGTAGCGGATAGTGTACGTGCGTTCAATCGTCACCCCGTCCGCTCAAACAATCGCCCTGTTTGGGGCGTTGGCATAGTGTACAGAGTTTCGAGTAAACTGGGCAACGGAGATGGCGGTTTGACCCTTGTTCCCCAATCGGTACTATTGGGGGCATGATTGCACTGATGAAAGACGACGCTGGGCGGAAAATGCTGTCTTGCCACGACGCAGCGGCAAGGTACGGCTGTTCGATGCGGTGGATACGTCGGCTGGCGCAGGAGGGAAAGGTCTACAGCGAGGTCGTGGGCGGCTCCTACATGGTCTCCGAGGCGGATCTGGCGAAGCTCAAGGCCAAGGTCGCCAAGGGAAAAGGCCGCCACAAGCCCAAGGCCCAAGAGTTCCGCCCCGGCTGAGACCCCCCAGTTTTCCCCGGAAAAAGGCGGAAAAGATTTTTTCTGAACTCCCCTTGCCAATGGTTCCGATATCGGTATCATTAGGGCAGACGCGGACGAGTGAGCCGCGAGACACTAAACGGGAGACGAAACGATGAAGGGCTTTAAGATCATGGGGATGGCTGAAGAGGGCAAGTGCGAGCACTGCGGTGCTAACTGCCCGAAGCGTCGCGTGTACGTGATGCCGGTCGATGTCGACGGCAACCACGCCGGTGACGTTCAGTGCTGGGGCGTGATCTGTGCAAGCAAGGTTCGTGGCGATCGTGGCACCGCGACTGACGTGAAGTACCTGTCGCGGTTCGCCAAGCACATCGACCGGCTTCGGTCGGTTGTCGCTGACGGCGGCGGCTACTACGAAATCCGCCGGGCAACCATCTACGGTTACCCGTTCAATATCGCTCGCGGCGTCTTGCAGGTCTGGAGCGGCATGGGCACCGGCACCCCTGACGCTGAGATCCAGATGCCGGTGCTGGCTGGCTAACAAACAAAATCAGCCCGGCGGCAACATGGCCGCCGGGCATTACGCCAAGGAGGGCACGACGATGATTCGATGGAACGAACTCATGCGGGCGATGGTGCTAGTCCGCCTCGGCCAGGAGCTTGGCACCGACTCGAGGCTGGCACGGCTGGTCCACGATTGGATCACGCTGGTGCTGACGCTCGGAGGCATCCTCGGTTGACAATGGTTCCGATATGGGTACAGTCAACCACCAATGATTCCGAAACCGGAACCGGTTACAGATTTTTCTGCTGAACGCTTGACACCCTGATGCACACCCGTATAGTCACCCACACGAAGAAGGAGACCCCCACAGATGGACGCTCACGAAAACGAATACCTCGCCGCAGTCGAAGGCATGACCGAGACCTACGGCACGCCCAGCCACGGGACCACGACGCTTGATGACACGGGCCACCTCGTCACGACCTGGCAGGTCGGCGAGCGGGTGAAGTTTCGCCACAAGGATCACGGCGAGCTCGTCGGCACCATCATCGAGGTGCTGATTCACGACGGCGAGCGGAGCCAGTACCACGTCGCCGCTCATGTGCCGGGTCGAGGCAGGCAGCACTTCGCCATCGGCAATCGGGACGTGCTGATTTTCTAAGCCACAGGAGCCCGGTGGAACCGGGAACGCCAAGGACGGGACCACGCCGGTGAGGCAGGACGCGGAGCCGGTTTTCTTCAACAACGCAGAAAGCGAGGGACAGATGGGAAAGACTTTTCAAAAGGTCGCAAGTGATAGGAGTCAGATACCGGAGCACTTTGTGAAGCTCGCGTCATTTGGCTGCCACACGTCAGGCAGGCCAGCCACGCCTCAATACAAGGCGCTATTTGCCGCATGGGGCAGGAACGAGCTGAGCGGATACAAGCTGATGACAACTCCAAATGACACGCATGGTGCCATTTGGATTGATCCACATGAAGCCCAAGACATTTTGATTGCGGCTGGCCTGTCTGGCTTAGTCGGCACATCAGAGGAAGGCGGGCAGGTAATCGCGTCGCGTCATCGGGCTGACCAAATCATGCCCGAGCCTGCAATCACCGCGCTCTGCGAAATTAACAACGGCATCACGCTGATGCAGGCAACGCTTGAGCGACTGACGGTCGCGGTTAAAAGCATTGCCAAACAGCCAAGGACTTCACAGCAGGAACTCATGCACACGTTTAGCACCAACGGGTTTGATTCTTGAACGACACCACCAAAGAAAGGGACGAAGACATGGGAACGGAACTCACCACGACAACGCAGGGCCGCGGGCTGGCGCTGCAGACGTTTGACGATGCGATGCGGTTCGGAAAGCTGCTGGCCGACAGCGACTTCCCGCCCAAGGATTTCCGCGGCAAGCCGGCCAGCTGCGTGCTCGCCGTGCAGCACGGTGCCGAGGTCGGCCTGGGTCCGATGCAGGCTATCCAGAGCATCGCCGTCATCAACGGCCGGCCGAGCATTTGGGGCGACGCCGCCCTGGCCCTCGTCATGGCCAGCCCGGTCTGCGAGTACGTCAAGGAGACCATCGAGGGCGAGGCTGACGCCGCGGTGGCGATCTGCACGGCCAAGCGGAAGGGCTACCCCGAGCCGGTGGTCGTGCGGTTTTCTATGGCCGACGCCAAGCGTGCCGGGCTCGCCGGCAAGAGCGGCCCGTGGAGCCAGTATCCAAAGCGGATGCTGCAGCTGCGTGCTCGAGGATTCGCCCTGCGTGACGCATTCCCCGACGTGCTCAAGGGCCTCATCACCAGCGAGGAGGCCCAGGACTACGCCGCGAATCCAGAAAGCCCCCCCGTGGTCGTGACGCAGCCGCAGCGGACCGAAACGCCGGCGGCACAGCCAACGCAGCCGGTGAAGGCCGCGACCGACGAGGACATGCAGAAGGCGAAGAAGGCCATCAACGCCACGCGAGACCTCGGGAAGCTCGGCGACTTCCTGGCGACCATCAAAGAGCGTTATGACGCCGGTTATTACACGGCGACGCAGTTTGAGGATCTGCGCAACCTTATCGACGTGGCCATGAGCGTCATCAACGAGAGCGAGGTGGCTGCATGAGCAAGATGTTCAAGCCAGAGGTCAACGACTCATGGTTTCGCGACGATGGCCTCGGCTGGTGGGTTGCTTTTGGCGAAGCCACCAAGCTAGAGGGCCAACGGTATGTGCAGATGAAGCACGCCATGTTTCCGGCAGAAGGCTGGCACGACAACCGAGCCGACGCTGTGCGTGCGGCGGCTGACCGCATCGAGCAGCTGGGCCACCGGCTTCTCGACCAGGCGGCGCGGGTTCGGGCTGAGGCTGACGCACCAGCGGAGGTGGAGGCATGAGCCGCTACGGGCACCCGCCGGTCAGGGAGACCGCCGACGATACGTTCCGCTGCACGGATGACATCGTCGCTGAGTTGAAGCGTCTGCACCGCCCGAAGATGGCGGCATGGGTGGAGAGGCAAGGCCACGACAACGCCGCAAACTGGCGCAAGGTCCGCGAACTCATGAAAGAGATCTACGAGCTGCGAGTGTGGCTTGGGCTCCACAAACGCGAGAAGGTGCACGACCCAAGACCACCAGCGGAGGCCAGCGACTAAGCCCGGCACGCGATTGCCGTAGTGGCCGCTCATGCCAGCCGCATTCGCCCGTAGAGCCGGCCTAGTGCGGAACAACGCCGGATGCTCAGCAAGGCCCATCTCCTGTAGCCGAGGCTGAGCCGACCGCGGCACGTGACGCCGCCAATACAAGGACGTTTCCCATGCCATCCCGACCCACGATCGACATCACCCGCGTGCAGCAGCTGCTCGCCCAAGGGCTCACGCAGGCCCAGGTCGCACGGCGACTTGGCGTGACGCCGACCGGGATCCGCAACGCCATCCTTCGTGCAAAGGAGGCCGCACAGTGAGCGACTACTACCCACCTGCCGAGGCCGTGCTGCCGCTGTTTAACCAGCGCGCCCCCAGCGTCAGAGGCTCGATCACGTCGGCCGCGGCTGCCGACTCGCTGACGCCGAAGGTGCTAAACGCCATGCAGCGGAAGGTGCTCGAGCTCCTGGCCGAGACGCCCGACGGGCTCACCGACGAGGAGATGCAGCGACGGCTGCAGATGAACCCGAGCACCCAGCGGCCACGACGCATCGAGCTTGCCAAGCTCGGAATGGTGGTAGAGGCCGGGACGCGGAAGACGGCGTCAGGGCGGAAGGCGAGTGTTTGGAGGGTGAAGTGAGTCGCGGAACAGACATCACTGGCGTTGTTTTAGGCGTGGGTGCTCCTAACCGCACGAAAGACGGTCGCGTTGTTCAGTGCGCCATAGTGCTGGATGACAGCATCGGACTTACGCGGGTGTTCTGTGATTACTGCAACGGCATGGATCGGCTGAGTATCTGGGATCGTTGTTCGTTGCTGGCCAAGGCCACCCCCAAAGACTCACGGTTTGAGAGTTGGAAAATGCTTGAAGCCGAGATAATTGGCAGCGTGCAAGGCTCGCAGGAAAAGCGGGCAATTCTTGAAGCGTGCGTGCGACAGACGGGCGATGAAGACCCGATTGACTTGTTTAACAAAGAGCGGCGAAGCATCGCTGTCGTAAAGCCGCAGCAGTCGAACATTGGATACGGCATGGAGATCCGCGAGTTTGATGATTCGCCGGATTGGATCACCACGCAAACAGAAACGCCTCAGAAGCCTTTCCTGCAATGGTGCAGCAAGCAGGGGAAGACACATCGCCAGCAAGTTGCCGCGCATGAAGTCTACGAATACCTGAGGAAAAACCCATCGAAGCACGGCGGCCTCTGGGACAATCTTCAGGTTACGAACATCGACTTTGACAAGTGGCTTCTGATTGGGACTACCAGCACGCACAGGACTGCATGGCTTGTTGTCCACATCCACCGTCTAAAAAAAACGACCCCGCCACTTATCGACTCAAGCTCGCTGATCGTCGATGGCAAGCCAGACGGATGGCCTTATTTGACTCTCGCGGACGTAGATGCGAAGCGTGCGGAGTCAACGGGGCAGCAACTGTTGTTCACCACTTGAGGTATGACGCCCACCTGGAGCCGTGGGAGTACCCGGACTCTGACTATCTGCTCGTTTGCCGACCCTGTCACGAAAGGATTCATGGACGATGAAACACCACCCGATTGCTGACGTTTGGCCGATGATGGCCGAGGACAAACTTCATGAGTTAGCAGATGACATTCGCAAGAATGGTCAGCTTGTGCCCGTCTGGACTTACGAAGGAAAGATCCTTGACGGTCGCAACCGCTGGGCGGCCTGCAAGATCGCAGGTGTGGAGCCGAAGACCAAGGAATACACAGGCGACGAGCCGACCGCCTTTGCCGTGGCAATGAACGACCGGCGGCGGCACATGAACAAGGGTGCTTTGGCTGCGGTGGCAGCAGAGCTTGAGCCGTTCTTTGCGGCTGACGCGAAGCGACGGCAGCGAGATGCAGGGAAGGAGCACGGTAGGGGCCAAAAGGTTATGGCAAAAGTGCCAGAACCTATCGAGAAAAAGCCTGCCGCTCCTGCCAGAAAAGAAGCCGCAAAGTCTGTCGGAGTTGGCGAGCGGTACGTTCAAGACGCCAAGAAGGTAAAGCAGGAAGCACCAGAGGTATTTGAGCGGCTCAAGGCCGGAAGGATCACGCTGCAGGACGCGAAGCGTGAGGTTGCAAAAAAGCCGACTGACGATTGGCGGCAAGACGAACGCGACCGCCAGGCCGAAGTCGAGTCTGGGCTGACTGTTGTTGCAAACGCATCGGCAGACAAAAACCTGATCGCGTGGGCCGAGCAAGAGCGGCTGGCTGTCCGCATTGATCGAGGCACTCGCTATGGCAACCCGTTTGTTCTTGGCGAGGACGGCGACCGAGACGATGTGTGTAACGCCTACGAGCGGCACTATCTGCCACACAAGCCTTCAATTACGGAACGCATTGAATCCGGTGATCTGACGGGCAAGGTGCTTGTGTGTCATTGCTACCCGCAGCGATGCCACGGTGACTGTCTGGCGTCAGAGGCCAACTCAGTTTCTGTGAAATAGGGAGGCCAAGGATGGCCGGTGAATGGCTCAAAATGCGTCACGACCTAGCGGATGACCCTGCCGTCATCCGCGTGGCCGACATCGTCCAGCTTGAGGACGATGCCGTGATCGGAAAACTGTTTCGCCTATGGTCATGGGCGGACAGGCATACCCACGACGGGCACGCCGAAGGCGTCGGGCTTGGCTGGGTGGACCGTTTGGCTAGGTGCGATGGCTTCGGTGCCGCCCTTGTCAGGGTGGGCTGGCTGGCTGAATGTGACGGCGGATTGTCATTCCCGCGCTTCGACCGGCATTGCAGCGACACCGCAAAAGCACGCGCCTTAGACGCCAAGCGGAAGTCTGCGACACGGTCTGTCCGGGTCTTGTCCGGTTGCGAACCGGACAAAAGCCGGACCAGAGAAGAAGAAGAGAAGAATAAGAGTATTCCTCCTCTTCCGCGAGACGGGTTCGACCGGCAGGCATGGCAGGCACTGCGAAAAGCCTGGAACAACGGGACCGGAAAGCCGTGGAAGCCTGTCAACCCGCCGCCAAAGGCCGTGGACAGGCTGAACGATCCCGATTGGGTAGCCATGTACCCCGAGGCGATCGAGCGGCTGAAGCGATGCCGGTACTTTGACACGCCGGTATCGCTCTCCCAGTTCTGCGGTCCTGAGTTCGTGCTGCACTGCCTTGGCGGCACGTATGACGAGAAGAAAGGCGGCAAGCGTCGTGCCGACTTTGGCGACGAGCCGCCACCACCTCGGGCTTTTCAAGGCGAGGCAGCAGAAGCATTTGAGCGCACACGGCGTGCGCTTGCATCAAAGGTGACAACCTAGTGGAAAGGATTCCTATGACCGAGACCGCAACGATTGAAAATGACCCCCCGGCTGCCATCACCGACCGGCAGCGAGCGGTTTACGACTGGGTGGTCGATTACTGCGAGACGAATGGCTACAGCCCGACGATCCGCGAGGTGCGTCTGGCGTTCGGCTTACAGTCGAACAACGGCGTCATGTGCCACCTGATTCCGCTACGGAAAAAGGGCTGGCTCACGTGGAGCAGCCACTGCAGCCGCACCATCCGACCGACTGGAGGGCTGAAATGAGCGAGGACAAGCCATTCAACCTGCCTCCTGCTGTCACCGTCGCAGAGATGTGCCAGATGCGTGCGTGGGACGACGACACCGACGACGAGTCGCGGCTCGTGCTCGAGATGGCAGAGCAGACTATTCGGGCACTGCATCGCCGCCTTGTGCGAGTGTCGCACTCGATGGAGCAGGCCGAGGCGACCAACGATCAGCTCGCCGGGTTCGTGCGTGTGCTTGGCGGGCAGAAAGGCGGCGCGGCATGAATGAGTTTCCAGATGCCATTTGCACGACTCGGGACGCACTGCTGTGGTGCGATTACATGGCACGCTTTGCCACCGGAGATCTCGCCAGGCACGCCGATGGCATGGGTGCGGTCATTCGATTCCTGATGCGTCGAGCGGAAGAGCAGACGATGAAAGCCGAGCGGGCAGAGGCCCAGAAAGGCAACGAATCATGACTCTCGACAACGCAATTTTTCTCTGTGCTGGTGTGTTGGTGAACGGATTGGTTTTCGCCCTCGGCATCGCCGTTGGGCTCACTCTCAGAAAGGATTCGACCGATGACCGCGACAATGACGAAGCCCAAGAAGAGCCGGGCAACTGGCACCTCGATCTCGATGTCGGAACTCCGCACCGCCCTGACCTGCGTACTGCAGGCGGTGCCGGCCAGGAGCCCGAAGCCGATTTTGCAAAACGTGCTCCTCTCTGAGGCGATGCTCACGGGCACCGACCTTGAGGTCACGATTCAGACGCCGCTGGCCTACTACGGCGATCCGCTGCTGCTGCCGGCCGTGCGGCTGCAGGCGATTCTGTCGACTGCGACCGGTGACGAGGTGACGCTTACGCCTGACGGCACCAGCTGCACCATCCAAGCCGGGAACGGCACGTGGCGGCTGCCGACGGAAGACGCGGCGGAGTTTCCAAATACCCCCCCGGCATCTGATGCCACCAGCATCGGTCGACTTCCCTGTGACCAGTTTCGCACGCTGGTGGGTGCGGTGCGTTTCGCCACCGACAACGAATCCAGCCGCTACGCCTTGGGCGCCGTGCTGGCCGAGTTCAAAGAAGGTGAGCTGACGTTTGTTGGCACCGATGGGCGTCGCATGTGCGTGGCGTCGGCCGACATTGACCAGGATCTCGACGAGTCGCAGACGCTGATACCCAGGCGTGTGGTCAACATCTTCTATCGTCTGGCGTCGGGCGTCGACAGCATCCAGCTCGAGCGGACGAGCACGATGGTCATCGGCACTATCGGCGAAACGGTGGTCTCGGCACGTCAGGTCGAGGGCAAGTATCCACGCTGGCGTGACGTTGAGCCTACACGTGACCACGTGCGGCCATCGCTGGTGCAGGTGGGCGAACTGCTCCACGCCTGTGAGATGGCGGCTGTGTGTGCGAGCGAGGACAGCAAGGGCGTCACAATGGTTTTTGGCCCCCCCGGAGTATTTCTCCAGGCGAGGTCGAGTCAATTCGGTGAGAGCAGCGCCACGTGCGAGGTCGTTGAGGCGGGCAACGCTTGCACGGTAGCCATCGACCCACGCTTTGCGGTCGAGTGGCTGCGGCAACTTGACGCGGCTGAGACAGTGGAGGTCGAAGCCGAAAACGAATCGGCTGCGGTCGTGTTTCGGGCCGAGAACCTCCGAAACGTCGTCATGCCACTCGCCAAGGATTGATGAATCAGCAGGAGCAGATGGTTTGTGACTTGTGGATGACCGGCTCGCCTGTGCCGGAAATCGCCAGGCGGGCCGGCATCGGCAAAGACGCGGTATACAAGTGGGTCAAACGCTTCGGACTGCCAGCCGACAGACGGGTGGCGTTTCTCGACAGCGAGGAAAACCCAAACAACCCAAGCCTAGAGCAGATTGAGATTTTGAAGCGTGAGCTGCGTGAGCAGCACCTAGCCAAGCGAAGAGCCGAGACGCATATCCAGACGGACAGCCGGCTATCGAAGGAACGCGAGAGAATGCGGGCATGACCGACTACGAGCAAGCCCTATACCGTGGCGAGATTGAGAAGCTCTTGGCCGAGATCGCACGTATGCAGGCGCAGATTGCCGAGTTGACGGCGCGGCTGCTGGACCAGGAGGGCGACTGATGGCCGAGTTCATTGTGCTAGGCGACCCAGTACCCCAACCGCGGGCCCGCGTTTCATCACGTGGCGGTTTTGCTCGGGCTTATGTGCCGGCAAAGCACCCTGTACACGCCTATCGCAAGCAGCTCGAGGCCGCCGCACGTGAAGCCGGCGTGACGCCAAGCGATGACCCGATTGCGGTGACCGTCGTGGCGTTTTTCGCACGGCCGAAATCACACATGACGAAGAAGGGCGTCAAGGCGACGGCGCCGCGATTGCCCAGGCCAGACGTGGACAACATCGCCAAGGCCGTTCTCGATGCGTTGCAGCCTGTCATAGGCGACGACACGAACGTCAGCACGCTGATTGCCATGAAGGCGTACAACGAGCACGCAGGTACGCATGTGACGATTGAGCCAGTGGAGGCAGCGTAAGGCAGACACAGCACATCCCAGAGACAAATGACGCAAAATGCTGCTGACGCAAAATGCAACAACACGAAAAAGTGTCCCCAGGGCAATTGTTAGGATTGCGTTAGGTACTACCGCGATTGTTAGCTCTAGAGC